CTGGAGATGCCCAGAGACCGCAACCACATTAGCGTCTTGCTCTACCCCGCTGGTGGTAAGGGCAGATATGTCTGCGGCGTTGATGGCCACGTTAGCATCTGTGGCCACCCCATTTGCTGCTAATTCACAGGTGGTCGGTTCTAGAGCCGTGATTGCTTCTGCGTCAGTGTATTTAGCATGATGCGCATCTGAGATGTCAGCGTGAGTAGAAATATCGCCATCTATCTCGGCAGAGAGATGTCCTGATACGGAAACAAGATTAGCGTCTTGAGTCACACCACTAGTAGTAAGAGCTGCGATATCAGAAGCATTAGTAGAAACGTTAGCGTCTGTGGCTACGCCGCTAGCAGCAAGAGCTGCTAAGTTGGTATCAAGCTGTGCATGCGTATTGTTACCCACACTCTGAATAGCAGTGTGGTCAATACTAGTTTCGGTGAAATGCTCATTCGCTGCGAAATTCTGCAACGCATCGTGGTCAATCTCGGAATCTTCCGAAGTGAGTGTAATAACTCCACCAACCGTAGCGGTATTGACTCCGGTCGTTCCAGTGATTGTGATGGCTCCTATCTGCGCATTGATGCTATCTACATCAGATCCTTCAACAGCGTCTATCTGGATCTGTAAAGAACCGGAGACGCTAACTAACTGCTCATCACTCCCATAGATAGTTAACGTGCCATCACCGTGATCTGTTATAATGACGGTTCCTGTTCCAAATACATTTTGAGTTAGTAGAGCATCATCTAAGATATCGGAATTCTCATTCCGTCTAAATGCCCAGTTCTTTTCCTCATTGGGAATAGGTTTACGCAGACTAAGTTTTGGGGTTGTTTCTGTCATCGAGCTTCCTTCAGTTCGTTGAGGATTTTATTCATAGGGTTTCTTACAATTTGATCATCACATTGAGGAACGCGGTCGGCTGCATGGAACTATCCGAGCTAATCGGGTGTGTGTGATCGTCTGTCGCTACCTGCCAAGCCTCCGACTCAACACCGAAGGAATCCTCGGGCTCGATACCCGTCGAGCCACCGTGATCGTGCGTCTCATCGCCGTGATTCTCACCCAGCACCCGAGAAGTAAGTCCAGCCCCCTCTCCCGAAACAGCTAATGCTCGACCGAGAGTCAATGGTAGATCAAGCGTTTTATCAGCAGCCCAGTCGGCTGCTGCCGACACACCTCGACCCCCCGATACAGGACACCACGTGTCGATGATAGTATCCCACAATAAAGTAAATAATGCTTCACAATCAGCATTAGCCCGATCAGCACCAGAGCCCGAACTACCAATTGTCGTATCAACCATTAATACCCAACCAGTATCTGCAGAAGTCTTCATAGTTAATTTTACATCACCGGTAGTCCATGCAGCAGATCCACCCGTCAAAGCATAGAATGGGACAAAGAAATCGCCCGCTGAAACATCATAACGAGCAAAAGTATCATATACTGGGTTGAGATCACCAAACTGAAGCACCGTTCCATCCTCGCGCTTCAAATCTTTAATTCCAAGACTATTGACATTGACAGTCGATGCTCCGGTGTTAGCAGCTCCAGGTCTGAATCTTATTACCATGCCCTCATGAAGAGAAGCAGGTCCTTGTCTGGAGCCTATAGGAGTAATTACATAAGCATTCGCGATTCCACTCTCAGAGTAATAGTCTCCGGACGCTAGGAAAGCAGCTATAGCTTTACCCAACTGATCTGTATCACCGCCGACTAAAGCGATTCCCAGATCGGTAATAATGTTTTGAACTTCTTGAGGTAGCTGATTCCACTCTGCAGCGGTTAGTTCGCCACCGGGGGTTTTTCCTGTTAAGTTTTGCATAGCTTCTCCTTATATACCAATGAATAGTAATTGACAATTAGCGGGCTTTAGTTTTGCGAATAGACACTCCAGGGTGGCAATAAATTTCTGTCCAAATGGAATGGGGAAAGTATAAGGAAATCTATCTGGAATTTCGACGACGAATGAAATAACAATGGTGAATCTGGCTTCCTTATCACTTGACCACTCCAGGTCTGGTCTATCTTTTCCTGACTCACAAGTAATGGTAACCCCGAAGATAGTAGCGAGGTCAATGTAGTCCTGGGACACCTGAAGGTTCATGTCTGCGAGCTTGGTGAGGACTTCTAAGCGACGCTGATCCTGGGAACCTTCTCCTGTCAAACAATCACAGGGGATTTGGACTGCGGATTCCCATTCCTCTAAAAACAGAACCGTCTCGTCTGGTAGAATTTCAGTCCGGAAGAGGTCTACCTGCTCTTCAACACGGAAAACCTCTTCAGCTAAGCCCCGCAAGAATGCGCGAAGTTTAGAATCGTCCTCATTCTTTGCGCCGAAAGCTCTACCCGGAGGTAGATAGTTGGCTAACATCTGGGTCTGTGCTTCTCTACTATGCCTGATTACCAAAGTAACCTCCTTAAGGAAAGACTATATTCCCCAGCACTGCGATCTCACCACTTCCAACCACCAAGTCCCCCGTGGGGTAGGCTAGTTCGAAAGTCGTAACCACGTCCCCGTTAGTAGTATCAACGGTATTGAAGACGGTAGAGCGGTAAGCATCAGCATCCACATTTACTGCTACCTCAGTTCTTTCAGCGAAGAATTGCTCCAAGCTCTCTGTGACTGCGTCTTCCATAGTGCTTGTCGACGGTTGAAGGTCGGTGAATGTGTAATTAATTCCCGTAGCAGTGGGGGCTCCGATAATAAAGTCTTCCTCCGCAGTATTAGCAGGACGTATAGTGTTTAGTAGCGCGTTCATTTCGGTAATGGCAGCACCATCTGGGATGGGGTTAGGATCACCGTCTCGCATAAAATATACCGTCACTTGTCCGACATCTGGGGTAATTTCCTGTATCCAGGTTCGGGTAGTTCCCCCTATGGTCTTAGCGAGACTTTCAATTTCAGATACGTTGAAATGAGCAACAGGGTTTTGGATACGTCCCAATAACCTACGTCTCATCATAGCATTTTGCTCTTGCTCTTCACCGCCAACAAGGGCTCCGTAATCTACTCCACCTGAACTATCTACTCCTACGATAAGACTTTGGAGGTCAAGGGTAGTGTCCAGGGTTTGATTAGCAGCAGAACCATAAGTCTCACTTTCGATCGGGACTGAAGCTGCTGTGACGTTCAAATATACAGTTCCTGTCGCAGGGGTAGGCGGAGCACCAGCAATCGCAAAGTTAAAGGTCTTGTCTCCCGTTACTATAATCTCGGTTCCACTGATATTATAATCCTTGTAATCTGATCCATACGCTCCCGAGATAGAAATCGGAATGTTGGAAGCTAAGAGGTGGTCTTCCGGGGTAGTTAGGGTTGCAGTTGTTCCAGCGCGTTTTAGCTCTGCGATGGTAATGTTTTGATAAGTGACCGTTGCTCCAGCAGTAGAGTTATAAATTTCCCCGTCGCTGGATGTGAAAGTAGTATTCTTGGGGACGGTAACACCCGCAGTTCCACCAATAGCTACTTTACCAGTTGCTTGGGTGCCAGGGTTGCGGGTGATTTTGTAGATAGCTGCCCACCGTTCTAGATTCTCTACAGCAGTGTCTGGTAGAGCTTCTCGAGCAGTAATGTTCAAGGAAAGGTAGAAATCATAGATGCGGTTAGCAGTCGCAGTTATAATAGAACCCAACCAAGAGTTCTTGAGGAAAGGGTTACTAGTTTGGAGTTCTCTCTGAACATCAACCTTAGCGCGTTGGTCTACTTCTTGTGCTGAATTCGGCGTATTTAGAGCCATCAATTTCTCCTTATTTACGAGGTAGATTCGAAAGAACGAACACCGGTGTTCTGCCACAGGGAGTAGAACTTAGGTTCTACCTCTGAGTTAAATCGTTTCAGGACTACTCGGAATCTTATTTCATCTGAATCTATGGTAGCGTCAGAAGCTACTAAACTTTCTAATAGTCCTTCCTTAACGAACCAACGTAGAGATTGTCTTGCCGCATCTACTATTCCATTGAGGTTGGTCTGGGTCAATCGGGTCTGCTCGTATAACCAAAGCTTAGACCCAATCTCTTCACCAGGCGTGCTTTCATTACCGATCCACCCCCTTCTGTTCTGGGACGCAGGGACTTCCGAAGCATCCGCTCGTTGGTCTGAAAATAAGCTGACGATAATCGCAGTATCGAATGTATCGCTAGACTTTATATCACCATCGTCATCTATTTGTAAATCATAGAAATTCATTGGTGTCGAAAGTAGTTCTGCGTCTATTCCTACCAT